GGGTACTCTTCAAGTGCTGAGGACGCCGTGTACAAAGCAGTACTACTGCCTAGAGACCCAGAACTGATGCTGTAGGCTAAGTCTTCTCCACTAACTTCCTTCTGATAGGAAAGATAATAGCCTACTTGGTAAACCCCGTCTTGAAGCCCGATCCCTTCATTAAGCTGAGCAACGTTAACGGCTAGTCCATCAACGGGAACCTGCCCTTCAGCCCATGTAATAGTACCGCTTTGAATGATAAGAATAGATGGGTCCGGACTATATGCTCCAATCTGCAAAGAACCGGGACCGATGACATTACCAGTCTGGGGTTCAATGTACACATAACCGTCACTACCCTCCCCAAAGTAATCGAGCTTATACGCCTGGGAAATGGCGGGAAGTCTGTCATAGACCGGCCTTCCGCTCTGTCTTCCCCAAACCGTAGGAACGGGTTTAAGTTTAAGAGCGGCTAGAGCTCGGTCGTCATAGACCTTAACACGGAGGAACTCATTCTCCCGCTTAGCCGTGAGAACGGGTCCCACTTGAGATTGAGGCCTTGCTTCCGTCATAGAGCGAGGGTGCCGTTACCGTAGTCTACTTTACCGAATTGAGTCTGAGTGAGTGAGGAGTACGAGAGAGAAGGAGTCTGGGACGATGTGGGAGTTGCTTCCCAGACAAATGTCCCTGTGCCGCCGCCTGTGCTCTTAGCTTCCATTGAGACCGTCATCGTTCCAAGTTTTACCGCTCCGACCTGAGTCCCTAGACGAGAGTACACTCTCTCAGAGTCCTCGGCTTTGATGACAAACTTCAGAAGGTTACCGTTGACTTCCTCTATTCGCGGAGTGTTCAGTGTTTGACCAACCCAAGAAGTGGTCTCTACTGGGGGAGTGAAAGGAGTCTCGACTCGATAGAAACGCACGGACGAGGGAGTTGTCTCGTAGATGACATCCTCATAGTTGTAACTGGGGTCCAGGTAACGCACAGTTTCAGACCGCTCCGAGCGCACGAACACTCCCGAGTCATAGTACGTCTCTAAGTCTAGGATAGGAGTCACGTGCTGTGTCGCTTCGTACTGCCGCAGTTCAGACCCGTTTCTGAAAGATGTCGAGTCCTTTGGCGCGAAGCGGAAGATGTCACGGAAAGTCGGGAGACCTGACGCTTGTTCATCCCAAGCGGATCCCGTCCAGTAGTAGACACGGACGGACTGACCTGAGAGAAGCTTAATCTCAACGGTCTGACCGATGACAAGATCCTCTACTCGCTCAATCTGTTTCTGAGAAATGAGGTAATTGTTAATCTCTGGACTCGAGAAGATCGGTTGATCGTTGTTGACAAGGATGACGTAGTTCGGGACAAAGACGCCCCTGTCCACCTCAATCGCTGTCCCGTCCTTCACCATCTCATCCACGGATGTACTCTTCGGAGTGAAGTCCTTGATGACAAAGAAGTAGCGAGGCAGAGGCAGGTTTTCCTCAATAAGTCTCTTACACGCCGGGGTCACATTGCCGCAAGTCTGATTCTGCCGCACGCACTCCTCAAGCGCACTCGAGTCAAACCCGCCTTCTGGGCGATAACGGACGTACTCCCCAATCCCAAACCGGGCCTTGTAGCGGAAAGGGTGGGCGGAGAAGTTAGCGCGTCCTGCGCAGTCGACAAAGGGGACGATTTCTACGACGTCAAGATAACCATCAGCAACCAAACTATCAAACACAGCTTTGTATTCTTGGTCCGATCTTTTACGGAACGTGAACCCTTTCAGGACCTTAGCCACGAGACGGATAGCGCCGCGGGTTTTGTCAAGATAGCAGTTAGACGCAAGGTCCGTGCTCAGAACCTGCTGAGGTTCCGGTGTCTCCACATACTGGCCAATGAAGAATGTGCCATCAACAAGCAAAGGGAGGATGTCCACGGCCTCGTCTGAGACATAGCCTCTGGCTTGGGCTGTCCCAAGATCAGAAGTATCCTGCTCTTTTGTGAAGTTCTTAGAAACGACCCACACGGGGTTCTGCGGGCGGTATGTCTGCGGAATTGCTAGAGGGAGAGGCGGGGCGTAGGTCTCGTAAGGAACGTCAGACTGAGAGAAGGCGATGATTTGGGGGTTGTACTCACCTGTAGAAGAGACAGCTGAGAATGTTCCGCCGGTGGCAAAGTCTGTGTAGCCTTTTGCTTCGCTCAGGAAGCCGTTTGAAACAAGAACGGTCGCGGTCACAGAGCCGTTGAAGTTAAACTCCGTCAGCACTACATGAAGAGTGGCGGCATTTCCTGAGATAACCGTGACAACGTCTCCTACACTGAAGTTCCCAGGCTCAAGACGCTTAATGAGCTTCAGAGAAAGGTCTCCGAGGTTAGCGTGATAAGACTTAGAACCAGTGACAGGTGTGAAGTCTTGAAGAGTGGGGTAGTAAAGAGTCTCCACTCCTGTGGAGTCAGCTACGAGATCATCTTTCTTAATAGAGGCACCCGTCTTAAAGGCTTTAGGAGCTGTTAGTAAGAAGGACGCTGACGTGATATTCTTAGGCGGATGATAGACCTTCAGCGCCGAGATGTCTGGATCCACATACTGATTCGTGGTCCCCAACGTACTCGGGAATGAGGCTGTAAGTGCCGCGTTCAAGTCTGTGACGTTAGGAGAGTACGACACGGGATACACGGCGTTCGGCCGCATGATCCCAAAGAGACTATCCCGTACCGTCTTGGAGAAGGTTCTGAGGTTAGCTGCGTAGGGCTTGCTAGGATCGTACTGGAGCGCGATCACAACATCCACATCATCCACTTCCATGGAATACACGGTCCCAGTGAACTCAATGGGAAGTGACCAGCGGATGAGATTCTGCAGCAGACCTCTCTGAGTCTCTGTAAGAGGAGTGCCGTCAGCATTTAGCACAAAGAAAGCTACGGACGGGTTGGACCGAACGTAATCAGATCCGTACCTATAGACTTCTTTCTCAGAGCGGCGAGGAAGCACATTAACAGCCGCTCCCGGACCAAGTGCATCCGCGAAGAAGTCCTGCCAATCTTCGGCGGAGACTGGGTTGCGACGGCGGATCAGCGTGAAGAATCTTTCTTTTACCTCGGAAAGAAGCTCAGGGTCCTGTCCACCCGTTGCTGGCTCTGGGTTATTGACACTAACGACCCCGCTGAGGGACGTCACAGCGGACGTGATCGTATTGGCCGCTACATTCGTATTCAGTCCTCTGAACTGAGAGACAGCCGCCACACGGCCTGTGGACTCCCCGGCCGGGATCGTCAGGGCCTCGGTTGTAACAAACCCGATAGATTCGCCGCCTGTGAGGTTAGAGTCCGTGGCCAGGACAAAGCCGGAGAAGACCTCAAACGCTTGGTCTCTCGGAGTGATAGTGAACTCTACCTCGACCGTACTCCCGGCCCCAGTCCGTCTTTGGGCACCAAGAAATGGGCCAATCCACTCAAGAAGGACGGCCTCCGGGAATTGGTTGGCAAACTGTAAGAATTCTGCTTGCGCATATGCTTGACCCTCAAGCAGCGCAATGATTGGGGATCCCGAGGAGAAGTCATTGATCGTCGCGCCCGATGCTTCGTAGACTCTTTGGGCAGCGGCCGCGACTAGCTCTGACTCCGTCCTAGGATCTAGCTCAATAGGCGGAAGTGGAGCGTATTGAGGCATTAGAACGAACCTTCGTCAATGACGGGGAAGTTATTGATGCGAGCGCTCAGCACTTCCTTAGTGATGAGGTCCGCATCATCAAGCTGAGCATACTTAACCAAGAAGCTTTGAGACGAACCGCCTTGGTTGTACTTGGCGTTCGTATTCCAACTCAAAGGAGAGTTGTAAGGATTTGTATTAGTCTCATCACCAAACTGTACCTGGCCCATGAAGCTCTTAGCCCCGAGGACAGGTGTAGCACCGTAAGTCTGATCCGTCTCTACCGTGACATACACGCCATCGAGACCGCTCTGACCACCGCGCTGAACATCGTTAGCGTTGATGGGTGGGAAGTGCCAGTCTGTGTCCGCTCCGTCAAAGCTAATGTTCCGCGAGCCGTTAAGCCACTCTGACGTTACGATGACTCCAGGACCGAAGAGGGTCTTTGCCATACACCTGGGGTGGAGATTTCTCCAAGAGTTTTACCCTGAAACAAAAAGCCCCCGCTTTGAGGGCGGGGGCGAAGAGTCAAGAGGAGTATCAGCCTCTCGACCAGGAGTTCACGGTGAACACCAGTTCGATGGTGCCCACGTCTCCAGACTCTCTGTCCATCTCAGCGACGGTCAGCTGCTGGAGCTGACAGCCGTTCAGAGTGTAAGAGGAGCCGTTGGAGGTGGACCCGTCGCAAGTCGTAGGTTGAACCGTGATGGTGATGAACTCGCAACTGTAAGATGTCCAGATGGACTCAATAGTGGCGGCGAGTGTAGGATCGTAGGGAGCAGCGATTGTTACGTCGTCGACAGCGCGCGGACCCACAACTTTGTAGATCCGGTTGCCTGTGCCGTTAGCGTACTGACCACTCTCTGCCGTGTCCACGATCCCAGAGAATGTCGTCCAAATGGTCTCCATCCCAGAGATGGTGACAATGAACGCTGACTTGGGAATTGGCGTGATAACTGGCATCGGAGGTCCTCCTTATGTATGAGTACTAAGAAGGATCAGGCGAACACGTCGTCGATGTAGAAGCCAGAACCAAAGGCACCAGTTGCGCCGAGACCCGTGATGTTCACGGCACGCTCGACAGTGATTTCAGCGCGCACCACGCGACGCTCACGGACGTAGTACTCAGGACGGACAGCGGGAGTGCCGGTCAGCTGGTAGGTGTAGGCAAACGCAGGAGTAGCAGCGTTGGCTCCACCAGCGGGCATCACGGAGTCAGAAGCACTCAGCGGGCTGTAGAACAGCAGGACGGCGTTCTCGGGGAACACAGGAGTCAGAGTGCCATCATCGGCCAGACGACGGCCTTCAGCCACACGGATGCCGCGCTCGAGACCGAAGTAGCGAGCCAGCACGTCCACGTCGATCGAGTCGGCGGTGGTGAACTGAATGCGGTCCAGAATAGCAGTGTTGGTCAGCAGACTGTCAAACACAGCGGTGCCAATCACGGCGCTATTCGGGCGAATGCCGATTTGGTTGGAAACGGCACGCTTCCAGTTGAGGACATCGACAATCGGGTTGTTTGTGGCAGTACCCCAAGGGTTGCCACCGTCAGCGATACCGATCGTGGTCGCGTCAGCGGCGTAGGCAGTCCAGTCAGTATAACCGAGACCAAGAGTACCGCCAGCGGCGATCACACCAGCTTCGTAGTTAGCGGTTGTGGACACAGCGTTGGCGACGGTCACCTCGTAGCTGTTCATCAGGCGGCTCATGGCGTTGCGCGTCTCAATAGCGCGCAGGTCGACTTGAGCGGGACCTTCACCGGCGTTCTCGATCACTTCCTCGGGCAGTTCCCAAGCGATCACTTCTTGCTCGAGCGCGTAAGCGTCGGTGTCGAAGCGGCTCTGGACAGCCGGGATGTTGGTGCCGTAGGCGCGGCGGTAGTCTTGGATAGCGAAAGCTTCCTTGCCGAAGCGCAGGATTTTACCAGCGCGGGTGGGGGTGTCCACCACAGGGGCAATGAAGTTTGCGATGCTGGTCTCAGGCAGCATGAAGCCCTGAGCCAGAGTTGTCAGAATAGGATCGACACCACCGTAGGTGTCACGAAGATTCATCATTGACTTTAAGTCTCCTTCTGCAGAAGGTTAGAGACGCCTTGGACTTACACCGGAAAGCCAGGATGCCAAGGCGAGGAGTATTAGCTTAGCTCAGCTGAAGCTCACGAGAGCAAACTGCACGCCGCCGATGTCGATCACATCGCGAACGATCGGGCTGGTGCCGTTCACCGTCACAGCTGCGGAACCCACAGTGGCGGCAGTTGAAGCCTGGCCGGTGGAGATCACTTCCAGAGCGGTGCCAATGTCAGCGGAGGTCAGGGTACCGTCGCCTTGCACCAGCAGGAGGCCGGAGGTAGCCACGGTCAGCATGCGCACTTCATCGGTGGCATAGCCAGTCGGAGGCACGTTATCATTCAGCGTGTACTGAGCAACGCCCACGGCAGCGCCGCCGTTGGACTGCTGCACCAGCAGGGGAGGATGGGAGCCGGGAGCGCCGGTCAGTTCCACAACGCGGAACTCGTTGACAGCGGTGCCTTGGGCAACTTGAAAAGTTTCGGCGAAGCGGATATACTGCTTGCCGTACACGGGAGAAGCCATTTGTTGTCTCTATAGGATTAAACTAACTCGCTCTCTGCGAGAGCGGTCTTTTAATGTATTTACCCGCTACCGGTAATCTATGCGGCATCTGCACCGGTCTAAGCATTGGCAGCGGGTACCTGGAACCGGGAGGCTGCCAATAGGCTGCCATCCCAAGGCGTCGTAATTGAGACAGTCAGCGCAGACCCTCTTATCTCGAGTGGCCACGCGTCTCATCTCCTTAGCGCCTAATCCTTGTCTGCGAGCCATCACCCCAGAATTGAACCATCTGTAGACAGGGGTGACAAGGTATCGCTTTACTCGTTCGTTGATTCCCCTCCAAGTCGCGGGAATCGCGAGTCCGACGGTCGGGGTGAGTGCTTCTTGGGGGATCTCTTCCAAGATTTGTCCCTCAACTTCCTCGGCTTCGTCAAACGAAGCTTCCTCGGCGCCGTATTTGATTTTACCCGAGGACATAGCAGCCTGGATGTCCGCAAAGAACTTCCACAAGTACTGCATCTGTCCCATGGTCTCAGCGTAGGCTGAGTCAGAGAGGGAAGTGGTCCCCTTAGCACCAAGGATCGTAGCGGCCAGGGAGCTTACGAGTGTGTCCTCAGCAACTGCTCTTTGGAACTCTGAGAACGTGATCTTCTCGAGTCGGAGTTTTCTCGTCAGAGCATCCGCTCTTTGAGTCATCTCCTCCTCGAGCTTCTCGAGAGTCTTATGAGCTTCGGCTAGACGCTCGGCTCTCTCTAAGAAAGAATCCTTGCGCCTAGCCGCCTGACCGATGAAGGTCAGAAGCTCCATTTCACTCGGCGGAGAAGAGGACTTGCTTCAGAGCCTCGGCGTACTCGATGCCTTCTTCCTTGGACAGCTTCACAGCTTTCTGATGCGGATCGAGCTCCTCTTCATTCACGAAGTTCTCGCCACCGGCGACTTCCTCGTAGCAGACCTGAGAAGGCAGAGCGTCAAGGATACGCATCAAAGGAGTGGCAGCAGTCTCGCCTTCGGCAAACTCGAGAGTGCCGTACTCGAGACCCTCCATGTAGTCTGTAAGGTCTTCCTGAGTGACCACAGCATCAGTCAGTTTGCCAGTCTCGTAGAGACCCGACACAAACTGCTCGAGCTGCATGCGATGAGCCTTCCGCTCAGCAAACTCGGCTTCGGCCTTGAGCTTAGCGTTGGCGGCCTCGAGTTCTTCGAGACGGGCCATCATCTCCTCGATCTTGGACACTGGGGCTTCCTCAGCGTGATTCACGTACATCACGCGAACCTTACCGCCCTTGACCTGCTTCCCACCGCCGCTACCGTTGGAGAGAGTCTCGTACTTGTCAGGATAACCCTTGATCTCCTTAGCTTTACCGACCTTCTTACGATCAGCATCCTGGGAACCGTCTTTGACGGTCTTACCATCATAACCTTTGGGGGCGGAGTGGGTACCCTTCTCTTGACCTTCGAAGCCCTTGATTTCGGGAGCGGTGCCCTTCATGCCGCGGTCAGTCTCACCTTCCGCACCCGGCTTACCGACGGAAGCGCGCTTGGTGTAAGGATCAGTGTCCTCAGCGTGCTGTTCGTCATCAGACTCGAGGTCCTCATCGCCTTCGGCATAGCCAAGGTTAACGCCTTTCGAGGTAGAGCGGGTGCGAACGAGGCCACCAGGACCGTCCTCAGTCTCCTTAGTTCCGACATCAGAGGCATTCATGTGGTCGGTACCACGCTTCTTCTTAGAAGCCTCAAAGGAAGGCTCCTCAAACTTTTTCTCGTCGTCCTCGCATTCAGGATCACAAGCGCCAGACTTAGGATCCTTCTTGACTTTAGAGGCCACTGGGCCTTCTCCGTCAACAGTTTCCGGCTCCATACCCGACATTCCCTTAGGAGCGGGGGCTTTTAGGCCTTTCACTTTACCATCGTGCTCAGCGGTGGCCTCACCGTGCTCTTCGGAGTCAGCCTCCTCATAGCTCATCTTCTTTTTAGAGCCGCAGGATGCCATGTCTGTGGAGTCTTCACCCTCCATGTCCTCTTCCTCTTTTTCGCCTTCCATGCCCTGCTTTTCGCCGGCCACCTTCTTGGGCTTCTTGGATTTCATCATCCCTTCGGCAAACTCGCCTTCAGGAGTTTCTTCTTCAACTTGAGCAGGAGCTTCGAGTTCTTGCTCCTTCTCCAGGTCTGCAGTCTTCATTTGAGAGCGAGCCTCATCGAGTTTTTCTTTAAGGATTTCAAGAGGACTTACGTCTCTCTTAAGAGTGGGGCCAAGTTCAGGGTCAAACACGGCCTCAAGGGTCATTTCACTTGCAAAGTCCACGACTCCTTCGTCGCTTTCCTCGTAAGCAAAGCCTTTAAGTCCTTTGACCGCTGGTGGCTGAGCGCCAAGCAAAGCAACATGACGCAGAGACCACTTCCCGGGTTCAGGGTTAATCTTGGACTCGGGAGAATAGAAAGAAGCACTAACTTTCTTATAGAGCCCGTTCTTAATGTAATCTTCCGCGAGAGGAGAAAAGTCCACCTCTGCGTAAAGTTGATCTCCCTTAAGCTTTACGCCCTTGACCCATCCCCAAGCGGGTACTTTATCATTGTCCTCGTGCCCGATGCGAATTGGGGCTTCGTGCACTTGGGGGTCGTAAGACGAGGCAATCTCCGAGAGATCATCCTTAGTGAATTCTCGAGTGACGCCCTGAGCCGAGGTCTGTGTCCCAGCTCGGAAGATGTTGACTTCTCTAATCATTTAAGTGACAGCTAGGACAGCCTCGAATATGTTTTTACCCAGCGGAACCACCAAGAATCTCGTCAATGAGCGAGTCTAGATCCACTTCATCGCCACCCTCTTCTCCTTCTTCTCCCTCAGCGGGAAGTTCGGGAGGTGAGCCAAGATCTTCTCCAGCCCCCATCTCTTCTTCAGGAGTTGGAATAACAGGAGGAGGACCTTCCGCGACTGTATCCTCTTCGGCTTCGAGTTCAACCTTATATGTCTCTTCAATCCACTCTCGGGTAGGTCTAAACCCAACCTTCTCAATCATTGTACCTACATCAGTCATTGTGAGAGTTGAACCTTCTTCGAGTTTGAAGTCTCTACGAAGCTTTGGAGCAACAATACTTGTGCCGAAGTTAAGGTCTACAATCCACCTGACGAGACTCTCGTTGAGTGTTTCGCAAAGAAGTTCAGAAAGTTCTTTAGCCCTTACTTCTCTAACTTGGAGGGCAACCTCAGACGAAGCTCGTGAGCCTGAATCCGCATTTCCAGTCTCATCTTCACCCGTGATGAGCATGTTGATCTCTTTGATCAACGAGTCTCTAATCGTAGTAAAAGTGTCTGGGGAACCTGCGGGGTTGATGAACTCTAGGTTGTAACCCTCAGGGAGGATAAGAGCCGTCTCTTGAGAAAGGTTTTGGAGATGGTTATAGAGAGTGTCGATCTCTTGGGTGGTAGCGGCCAAGGGAGCGGTCGCTACGGCGGTGGGATTTGCGAAGCGGTCCGAATAGAGAAGCTGAGACTCAAGTGCTCTCCGCTTGAACTTCACGATGGGATAGAGAATCCTACCGAGTCCGCAACCGTACGGGTCGCCGTTGGCTTGGGTCCAGTAACGGAATGTGATAAACTTACGAGCAGGCAGTTCTTCGCCAAGGAACATATTTTGACGAGTCACCATCCGCATGGTGAAACCCATGTCAGCCTCCTCATTCTCTTGGAAGCGGAAGCGGCGAGGATCTCTCATCCTTACATCGTAGGCCTTCACACCCGATGCGGTACGTCGCCACATTACCTCACCCACGGAAAAGCCGACCACGTAAGCCTCAAGCAAGCCGCGGAAGATCTCGTCCATTGGCAGATCTTGAATCTGCTCTTCAACAAACTCTTTGACCGCAATGTCACCCGGGAGATCTGAGGCTGAGTCTACGACTAGGTCTCTTGACGTAATCTCTTGAGAAACTTTAAGCCAAGCCGCCTGGACATTAGAGTCAAACAGGAGGCGTTGATAGATGTTAAGTGCTTGGATTCCGCCCTTCTGGATAAGAAGGTCGTCCTGAGGTCTAACAAGGGTGTCAGAAGACCCGACGTTGGGAACCTGCCCGTAAGCGAGAGACCACAGGTATGGGTTACCGACATACTGAGCAACCTCGCCTTTTGGGATGGGTGGAATGCTGAATCTCTTCGCCATCAGATCACCAAAGACAAGTTAAGAGGAGGTTGAGGTACTCCGGCCAGGGAGTAGGTTATTCTTACAACGTACAGTCCCTGGTCACCGCTTTCAAAGTTCCCGGTCACTTCCAAGTTCTCAGCTTCTGGGACTTCTTCTGAGACAGCGAGAGAGATCTTAGCGTTGATCTCCGTAGGCTTTAGGGTCTCAAAGGTGTAGTCCTTGAGTCCATAGTCAGCTCTCATTACCCGCTCAAACGGCCGTGTCTCAAGGACGGAGATGATATGTTCCTCAACGAGAGCGGAATCCTCAGAAAGGAGGAGTCTTCCGTTGGAGACTTGAAGCGGGTATGAGAGGCCGCGGATGAGAGCCATGTTAGATCTTGAACCTTCTTGCGATCTCTGTGTTTATCCGCCGAACGGACGTTTCCCAGTTGGATGGGCGCACTTCACTAAGGATTTGCACCCGTTCTCTAAGAGCATTCAACGGGAGGGAGGAGAACACCTCGCGATCCTCTCCTCCGTTCCCCACTATGACTTGTTTCACACCTTGATCCAGCAGGGCGGAGCAAAGGGCCCCAAGAGGGACCCCCTGCTTCGCTGCCTCCTGCTTTAGCACGCAGTGTAGTTGATCTTCTACTTCGAAGGTTAGGCGTTTCTTTGCCAAGTGAGTGACTCCGTAGATCAGGACAGACCCAGATCGTTGAGAGCGGTCTGGATTCCGCCGATGTTGACGCGAACAAGGTCGATCTCGATTCGCTCCAGGGTGGGCACAGGCACCACGAAGATCTTCACATTCACCAAACCTTGCTCGAGAGCGGCAGCGGGATTGTTCCGATCGTCGACAATAACCTGGAAGGCGTCGGCGGGAGTAGCACCGAACAGAGCACCCGGAACGTAGAAGTTCGAGTACAGGATGTTGGATGCCAAAGTGCGGATCTGATTGAAGGTCACCGCGCGACCGTCAATTACGTTGAAGATTTGACCGTCGAAGGCCTGGCGCAGGCTGCCGTAGATCACGTTCAGGATCACGCGAGTGTTCACGAACTGATACAGGGCCTGAGTGGCGTTAGCGCGGTTGACACGAGTGCGGCTACCCCAGACGTACACGGGACCGAACACCTCTCCGGTATCGGGGTCCACGGTGCTGTAACCTGGAAGCTGACGCAGAGCGTTGAGACCAGCGCCGTTGGAGATTTCCTGCTGAGCAGAGGTGATGTTGATCTGGACTCCGCGAGCACCGGCGAGGGTGTGCTTGGTTCCAGCGGGCGGGAGGCGGAAGCCACCGGCCTCATCACGGTAACGGCGAATGGCCAGACCGGCAACAAAGGACGAAGGAGCGATAAACACGCCCACGTCGTTCTTGAGGTAAGGAGCGTAGTACGCGAGGAATCCCTGAGAGGTCTGGTAGGACTGAGACTCCGAGAAGAGGCGGGAATGATTGTCCATGCCCACTTCGAGAGTCTTCACCTGAGGAACGCCACCGTTGTTCACACCGCGCAGAGCCTCGTTGATGAGGTCGGCGTTGGAGACAGCGCTGAAGTTCCAGAGGCTGGAGGGAACGTCAGCCTCGGGCTCGAGGAACTCGATGTTGACGTAACCACTGTAGAGGGTGGTGTAATCCGTACCAGAGTTGATGACCGGGTGGAGGAAGATCTCCGTAGCCGAGGTATTGGCCTGGGCACCCGTGCTCAGAGGCACGCAGTAGAAGTTGTCCTCACCAGCAAAGTCCTGAGCAACATTCAGAGGCTCAGCAAGGCTGTTCTCAGTGTACTGGAATGTGAACGGATCCGAGGCGGAACTCACGTAGTACTCCACACCCGCGCCGTTGTCGGTACCTGCGGAACTCAGGGAAACTTGAGTACCAGAAGCAGCGTCAGCAGCGGTCAGAGCGAGTTGGATCTCGTTGGCCGAGACGTAGATCACGAAGTAGGTCGTGGCAGTCTCGAGGCCGCCGGCGAGTGTAGCACCAGTGGCAGTGTTGATGACAATCTGATCACCGGTTTGATAGCCGTGAGCAGTGATGTCGATGATGTCCGTGCCAACGTTTGTGCCAGCAGCGTTCACAGCAAACACGGGGTTTGCCACCGGTGCAGTAGCGTACGAAAGGCGCAGGTCAGTTGACACGTCCTGAGTGTAAGCCGCTCCGTAAGGATCGTTAGCGCCGGTCTGAACCCCCACACCTGCTTCGTCCTTCACCAGGAACACTGACAGAGTGGCATCGAGCTGGTACTTGCGACCGCGGATAAAGCGGATGATGCCGGCATCGCTAAACGTACCACCGTCAACCGTGCTACCCAACTTCTTGTAAAAGCGGCGAGCAGCAGTAGTCGTAATAGCGGTCGTCGGGAAGTCCTGGAAGGTTCCAGCAGCCAAGTTACTCGAGGAAACTGCAAGACGGAACAGGTTGCGATCCACCTTCTCAGCGAAGTACACTGTGGTCAGTGTAGTCGTTGTTCCAGAGAACAGAGTGGTGGTGGCAGTACCAATGCTACCGTCGAAGTAGATGCGGTCAGCCGTTGCCACCCCGTGATCTCCAGAGAAGATCAGAGCATCTCCTCCGGTGGTCAGGATCGATTGAGCAGCAACGCCAGCGGGGTTAAGAACCGTCGTGGAGTTGGTACCGGCCGAAGGGAGAAGGATCGTAACGGCGGGAACAGCCTGCGCGTTAGCGAGGGTTGTCGCAAACTTCACCGTGTTATCGTCGATCTTGACGATGTAATAGGTGTTGCCAGGCGTGAGGTTCGTCGGGGACGTTGCAGCGTCGCTGGGCAGCAGGTAGTAGTTTACAGCGTCACCGGTCGAATAACCGTGACCCGGGATGAGTACGGTGTTAGCCGTGGTGTCGACGTTAGACGAGTTGAAGTAGTTGAGGCTCAGACCACCCTTGAAGATAGCAGAGGACGGATCTGTGAGTTGGCGAACCAGAGCGCGGAAATCGTACTGCTGAGTGGGCTCTTGCAGAGTGCCCGGAAGGTGCAGAGTGTTAAACGAAGCGGTGGAACCGCCGGCGTTAGCCTCAATCAGGTCGGAGATCTTCTTATTGATTTCGACTTGGAACTTCCAAGCAGGAGTGGAGTACGACAGCACGAGCATGCCGCCACCCTGAGGGGTACCAGCGGTCGTGAAGTTCACGCTCAAGTTGGCCAGCGCCCGAGACTTAGAGGTTGCCAGACGGATCTGATTAGCATCGAGAGCGGGATCCACGTCCGAGGCAATCACAAAGAACGATCCGAGCAGGGGTTCGTTCGTGATGCTGGTGTAGGAGTCGGAATACAGCGGGGCTGTAGGAAGTGGAGTGTTCTCGAACAGGTCCACGGACACCAATGTGCCGGAAGGCAGAGCGTCCACAGGCCAGTTTTCAGCCAGAGTCATGATCTCCGAGCCGGTAGCCACTCCAACGTCCGCACGGACCTTCTGGTCGTCCTTGAGAGCGCGGCGCTCACCGTCATTCAGCAGGGAGTTGACCGAACGAGCAGCCGAGGACTCGTCGTAGTCCGCAGAAGTAAAGTTCAGCGGTGAGGTATCGGTCCATTCGTAAATGGCGTTGTCGGCAAGGTAAGTGCCGTTATACTCGAAGCCGTCGGCAGGATCGTGCTCTTCGTAGGCGGAATAGTCGATGATCGAGGTCACGTTGAACGGACCGCAATCAACCAGAGCCATCCACTTGTGGAGCTGATCAGAGCAGACCTCTTCCATGGACTGACCGAGATTCACGCGGTCGGTCTTCTTGAACTTCTTGAACGCGGCGGGCGCGATCATGTAGCCCTGAGGGAGGTTAGGCTCGTTGAAGGCCGTGCGCACGCACTGAACCCAGTCGTACACAGACTCCTCGCTCTCTTCCACGTTGGCAATCTCGTAGCCAGCCGAAGACAGGATAAACTGGGAACCGGTTACCGAGTTGGAGTTCACCACCTCCACCGGACCGTTGAAGACGCGGCCGGTCAGGTAGATGAATGCGCACTCATCGCAAGCGGGGCTTCCTTCACCCTCTTCGCGGACGTACACGCCAGCAGAGATGTCAGCGTTAGCTTCGATGGCATCACGAACAGCGTCGCGAATGGCACTAGAGATCTTCAGGTTGTTATCTGTGTCGCCGGGAATGTAGTCCACGGGGACGGTCACAGGCACACCCAGCCAAGCACCCGAGGTGGTCTTAGTTCCGAGCTGCACGCCGTTGATCTCGAGCTTCACATACACGAGATCTCCCTTCTCCATCTGAGTGGGAGCGGACACGCCGTTGTCCTTGTTGGCGCTAGGATCAAAGGCGATTTCAGTGATGTTCGAAGGAACGCCAACGCGGGTCACGCGCAGGTCACCAATGGTGCACTGTTGGAAGAAAGCCTTGACAGCGTAGTAAGAATCGAGCTCAGCACCGCCGGTAGGAATACCGCCGATGAGGTTCTCGTACTCGTTCAGACTGCCAACGAAAACCGGGCGGTTGAACGGGAACACGGTCACGGAAGCTTCCTGAGGAGCCTCCACAAGCATGTACACGGTGCTGAAGCTAGCCGTTCCCGACTGGGAAGCGATACCAGATTCGTAAATGTATGTGCCGGGCGCGCCACCGCGACCGACAGAGATAGTTGCCATGAGTTTTTAACTCCTTCTTTTGATGTTGAGAGAGCTGAGGGCTTCGGACAAGTCCCACCGTGGTCTCCGTAGAGGTCTCTCAACCACGCTGTGTGTCTGACGTCGCCTGAGGAGAGTCAAGACCAAAGCCGTTCACGCGATCTCGCTCGAAGAGTGAGAAAGCAGTGTACCTTGCGAGCCTGTTTGTGTATCCCTGGAGAGTTCTCCAAGGAAAGATACTTGCAGACACGCCCGTTTCATCCGGTGTTGTAGTACTTCCGCGCAGGTCGATGTTAACATCCATCTGCTGGAGAGTGCCCGGAAGAGACGTGGCTCCAATAGAGGTTATACCCGCCGGAACACCCCGAGGCGGGGTCACGAAGATGTTTACGCCCTGCGCCGGTTGGGTCCTGATGTCAAAGCTTTCGTTGAGGTCTAGTAGAGCTCTGAACTCTCTAGAGTCAAGATAGTTCTCGTAGGCTAGTTTGCCCCAAGTATCTCCTTCAGCCCAGATTTTAGTCTTACTGGCCAAGGGTCATCTCCGATTCTTAAGGATGTTCTTAGCGATGATTCTTGCTATCGGGTCCAAAGACCTATCCGGGACACCCAGCCACGGGCGGGCTGGCATGCGAGAAGTCCCGTATTGGTGGAACGGCCCGTAACTCACGGTACGTGCGGAAAACAAACCTACCCCGCTCCCGGGTCTAATCTTGGCTCGCTCCTGCATCCTCCCAGTCTTTCTGAGGATAGGCCAAGTGCCCGTAGGCGGTTTCCTTGGGGCCCACTTTGCCCCCGTGTTGGGGTCCTCTTCTGCTCTCCAAGACGCTTCGTTCTCCAATTGAAGGACTCTCGCGATCTCGTTC